TAGAAATTAGTAATTATAGAAAGAAATTAAGAAAATGGTGGTTTGAATATAGATATAATAATATAAAAAGTAAAGATAATGAGAAAACTAAGATTTAATAAGAAAGGTGATATAGTAATAAGGGAGTATCATCTTATACCTAGAGTTAGAGTTAGACATGAAAATATATTTATAGATGATGATAATATTTGTGATGATTGTAATTACAAATATAATTGTCCTATAACTAGAGTTGTAAATAAGATTAGTAAATGTTTTTAATAATATGAGAGTAAAAGTAATAGGTAAATATCCAAATTGTGAAATAATTTATACAGTTGGTAATAGTTATAGTAAAACTTTTATTTGTAATAATGGATTAAAAATAACATATAATTTATAGTAATATGAGAGTAAAAGTAATTAAAGAGATTAAAGGATTAGTTCCTGGAGATATACTATATTATAACGATAAGACTGGTATGTATGAAATAACTAAAACAGATTATGACTTTGGAGATAAATCTGAATCAGTAAAATCTGTTAGAGTTAGTATTGAAAGTTATATAGTTGAAGAACATGAAAACTATTTTGTTTATTTAGATGATGAGGATAATGATATAGAAATTAATAAAATTTGTTGGGATGACTTTCCTGAAAACAGTAATGAGTTGGAAACTTCAAAAGAAGTTGAACCAGAAACTAAGAACGAAACAGTTAAAACTGATGAGGTTTCTAACTTGCAAGAACAACTTAAAGAATTACAGAAGAAGTTGGAAGACATTGAAAACCCTTCAGTAAAATATTATACTCCTAGTTATTATACAGTTAATCCATTTAGGCATTTTTGGTATATTTAAATAATAAGATAATGAAAGAAAATAAAGAAATTAGTCAAACTCCAGAAGTTTCTGGAGAACAGAAAGTAGAAGTAAAGAATTATGATTATGGACATTTAGTATTATTCTGTGGTAAATGTAAAAGCAAATATATATTAGAAGAGAATGTACCTAATGGACAAGCAGTAAGAATTGTATTACCACCTACTAATACAGCAGAGATGAGATTAGTATGCAGAGATTGTGGTAATGAAATGGCTTTATTTTATGTTGAATCTAATAAGAAAAAAGAAGAGAATGAAGTTACAAAAATTGATCAATCAACTGACAAAGATAGTCAGAAAGGAGAAGCAAATGAATCAATTTCAGAAGAAAGTATTACAGAGGCAACAATTGTATAATGAGTATACTAAATTATTAAATAGTTTATTAGGATTAACTGATAAACAAACTTTAGTGTTATCTAAACTATTTGAATTAAATGATATTACTCCTATTAATAAATCTTTGTTAAATAGAGATAATAGACATGAGATTATAGAAAGTTGTAATATTAATGAATGTAATCTTTCTACTTATTTAACTCTATTTAAGAATAAAAATGTATTAGTTCAAGAAGGATCTGTATGGAAATTATATCAAGGATTAAAACCATTGATATATGATAATGGATTACAAGTTACATTTAAAATAGGATTAGATGGATAATATACCAACATCTTTTAGTTTAGGAGGAACTACTTATTCTGTTAAGTTATCTAATGTTAGACCAGAGGGAATACGAAATGATACTACAGGGCATGTTTGTTATCCTACTAATACTATAGAAATATTTACTAATCATACTGGATTTACTTGTACAGAAAGTTATAAAGAGTTATCATTTTATCATGAATTAGTTCATGTGATATTTAGTACTATGGGTAAAGAAGATTTAAGTGGTAATGAGGAATTAATTGAAGGATTTGCTAATTTATTACATCAATTTATTAAAACATCTAAATATGAATGATAAATATTACACACCTAATATTGATGAATTTCATGTTGGATTTGAATTTGAGTTTAATGGAAGTGATTGTAATTGGAATAGAACTGGATTTGAGAAACAAGTTATATTACCAACTAAAGATGAATATTTTGATTTATTTACATTAGGTTGGGTTCAACGTATATATTATAAACCAGATGATCCTTTAGAAAATTGGATTAGAGTTAAATACTTAGATAAATCTGATATAGAAGATTTAGGATTTAACTCTAATCTAGAACTTAAACAACACTATTATAAAGATAAATATGAAATTGCTTATAGAGAAGATAGTCATTATACACAAGTATGGTATGATCCTAAACTTAAAGGTGCTATGTTGATATTTGATGGTTATATAAAGAATATTAGTGAATTAAAAGTATTATTAAAACAATTAGGAATAGATGTTAATGTATAAAAGAATAATAACTGAAACAGTTAATATTAAAGATAAAGAGAATAAGATTAGTAATGTTGATTATAACAAGAAGATATATTTATTTAATTGGTTAGTTTATGATCATACTCTTACTAGTAAACAGAATGATATTGAAAACAATAAGAATAAAGTTGTAGGATTTAAACATAAATAATATGACTAAATCTACATTTGATAAATTTAAGAAAATAGTATTTCAAGAGGATCTTATTGGATACTGTGATAAATGTGGAGAGTACGTAGGTACTGATAGTAATGATCAGTATGGACATACTTTTACTTGTATAGGTACTCCTGAAGGATTAAAAAGACTGAAGATAAATGAAGAGAATAGAAATAAAACTATTAACAGGTTTGATCATATATTAGAATATCAAAGTAGTAAAGTTTGTGAGTTAATTAAACAGTTATCAGATGATATTAAATAATTATGGAAGAAATAATTAAAGAACTGTCTTTGAAGTATAATAAAGATAAGAGGGTGATCAAACTAATCTGTGAGCACCCTTTACTCTTTGCTAAGTATCGAATGAAAGATCCTAATGATATTAGACCTATAATGATACCATACTTTGCTAAATTTGTATTTAAACTTGGTAGGACTATAGAAGATAAAAAACGTAATACTGAGAAAAATTTCTATCAGAGAATCATAGCTAAAGAGGGGTAACAAATAATATAATTAAACGTAACGTTGATATGAAGTTATTTGATATAATAGATGGTAAAGTAGTTCTTAATGCAGATGAATTATCTATTCCATTATTCAAAAAGATATATGAATCTGATAAATCAAAAGGTAAACAAGATTCATTTAATAAGATATCTTATATAATATTTATGTATAAATGGGATTCTCCTTATATGTCTTATATAGATGAAGATGTTAGGGATAGAGTCATAAAGAATGATATATTTAGTAAGGAAGATTACGAATTAGATAATCTTACTAAACAAGCAATTGAAAGATATAAAGATTTTAGGCATACTTTTTCTTTACAATTTCTTGAAGAAAATATAGAAGGTGCTAAAAAATTAATGGATTTTTATAAGAGAGTTAATTGGGATGAAGTAGATAAATCTGGTCGTCCAATTTATTCATCTAGGGATTTAGCTGCTAATTTAGAAAAGTCTGGAGGCATACTTAAATCCTTACATTCTCTTAGAGAACAAGTTAGAAAAGAAGAATTAGAAACTAGTAGAGTTAAAGGTGGTACTCAAGTTGATTTATATGAAGATGCTAGTTCTTTTAAATCATTTCAACAGAATTAATAAATGATTAAAAATACTGACAAATTTAGACAAGCTTCAATACATTTTCAAAAATATGGATATTATACAGTATCTCCAAAAGGAACAACAGGATATAAAGAGTATTGGGATGAAGAAACTAGACGTTGTTTATTTGGATGGACTGCTGATGATGGAGATTTTATTTCAGGTTATAATTATTTTTATTTAAATTATTCTCCTATACTAATTGTTGAAGAAAGAGAAATTAAGATTGGTGAGAATTTAACTAAGAAGATAGTTGAAAGAAAAAGGGATTTTCCTAAGTTTTATGATTATGATTATCAGTATTTTAATTATATAGAAGAAGCAGAACATTTAGGCAAACATGCTGTAGTTATCAAAGCTAGACGTAAAGGTTATTCATATAAAGGAAGTTCGATGTTATGTCGAAATTTTTATTTAATACCACAATCTAAATCTTATGCAATTGCTTCTGAAAATGAATATCTTACTAAAGACGGATTATTAACAAAGGCTTGGGATTTAATGTCTTGGATAGATGCTAATACAGCATGGACTAAGAAGAGACAGAAAGTTGATACTAAGATGCATAAGAGAGCATCTTATGTAGTTAATAACGAAGGTACTATGATTGAGGCAGGTATTATGTCTGAGATTATAGGAGTCACTTTAAAAAATGATATTCAAAAGGCTAGAGGTAAAGCTGCTAAATTAATCTTATGGGAAGAAGGAGGTAAATTTCCAGGTCTTAAAGATGCTTGGCAAATAGCTAGACCATCAGTAGAACAAGGTTCAAATGTATTTGGTCTTATGATAGCTTATGGTACAGGAGGTACTAATGAAGCAGATTATACTGGATTAAAGGATTTATTTTATGAACCTGATGGTTATAATGTATTATCAGTAGATAATATATGGGATGAAGGATCTATTAAAAAATGTGGATTTTTTGTTCCTGATTATGCTAATATGGAAGGTTATGATGATCAAGGTAGATCTTTCATGGATATTGATGGTAATACTAATATAAAAGTTGCTATAGAGTATTCATTAAAAGAACGTCAGAAGATTATAGATAATGCTACTGATAGAAATGCAATTGATAGATATATAGCAGAACATCCATTTAATCCTATGGAAGCCACTCTTCAATTAAGTGGTAATATATTTCCTAAGAAAGATTTAATTAGGCATCTTGCTCATATAAGAAATAATGAAGATATAAAAAATTTCAAACAAGTTGGTGAACTATATACTGATGAAGTTGGATTACTTAAATGGAGACAATCTAAAGATTTAAAGGATTTAACGAAGTATAAATTAGATAAAACTACTAATAGAGAGGGAGCAATAGTTATATGGGAACATCCAATGGATAATCCTCCTTGGGGTTTATATATAGGTTCTTGTGATTCTTATGATTATGATAAGTCTGGAACAGATTCTTTAGGATCTGTATTTATATATAAAAGATTTCAAACATTTGAATATTCATATGATACCATAGTTGCTGAATATACCGGTAGACCGGATACAGCTGATGATTTTTATGAGATAGTTAGAAAATTATTAGTATATTATCATGCCAATGTTTTATATGAAAATCAAAATCCTGGATTAAGTGTATACTTTAAAAACAAACATATTGATTATTTATTAGCTGATCAACCTGGAATTATATCAAAGATAATTAAAGATAGTAAAGTTGCTAGAGTAAAAGGAACTCATATGGTAACTGCACTTAAAGATTGGGCAGAAGGTAGATTAAGAGATTGGTTGATAGAAGAGTATGAACCTGGTAAAAAGAATTTAACTAAGATATATTCAGAACCATTATTAGAAGAACTTATTGCTTATAATGATAAAGGTAATTTTGATAGAGTATCTGCAATGTTTATCTTAATGATATATATAGAGGAGCTTCACGAGCTTCACGTAAAGAAAAAAGAAGAAATAGAAAAAGTTAATTTACTATTCGAATTTCCATTATTTGGAAAGATGGAGTTTGAAAGTTTTAAATAAAAAGGAATGGATTTATATTATAAAAGATCAGAATTTCCAGCACAAAAATTACCATTAGTTAAGAAGACAGAACCATGGAGAAAAGCATGTGTTGATGTACTTATATCTAGAGAAGGAAGTTCATTTGTAAATGGCAGATCAAGAAAAGACATACTAAAAATAGATTATGATCTATATAATAGTGTCTTTAGTGAAGATGACTTTAAGTATGTAATTGACCCATTTAATGTTGGTGATTCATTTCCTGCTCATCCTCAGAATATGAATATTATCAAACCTAAGATAGATTTATTACTAGGGGAAGAAACTAAACGACCGTTTAATTTTAGAGTATTTTCTACTAATGATGAGTCAGTATCTCAAATTCAAGATTATAAGAAACAATTGTTAATAAAAGAGTATCTTGGAGCATTAGTTGAAGGTCAAGATGATGATGAAATAGATAAGAGATTATCTGAGATTGATACATACATAAAAAATAAGTATAATACTGTTGCTGAACAAACTGCTTATAATTCTTTGAAATATCTTAGGGAACAACTTAGTATAGATCATGAGTTTCTTAAAGGATGGAAAGATGCATTAATAGCTGGAGAAGAGCTATACTATACTGGTATAGTTAATGGGGAAGCATCATTAGAAAGAGTTAATCCATATCATTGTACTTATGATAATGATCCAGATTTAGATTATATAGAAGATGGAGATTGGTTTGTTAGACGATTTCTTATGTCTCCAGGTGCTATATATGATAGATTTCAATCTACAATGATAGAAGAAGATCTTGATAAACTTCTTAAAATGATTGATGGTGGACAATCAATGGTTAGTCGTCCAGGAGATGTAAATTATAATAGTATAATGTATAGAGATAAAATAATCTCTGATATACAACAAGATGAATTTTTTAAAGGACAATTAGTACCAGTATGGCATACATGTTGGAAATCATTTAAGAAATTTGGTACTCTTAGATATAATGATCTAGAAACTGGACAAGAAGTAGAAGAGATTGTAGATGAGACTTATCGACTTACCGAAGAAGATAAAGTTAAAGGGATAACTATTGAATGGGATTGGATGACTGAAATATGGGAAGGATATAGAGTTGGAACTGATATTCATTTAGATATGGGTCCAGTTCAATATCAATATCAGTCATTAGAACATCCTAAAGTTACCAAATTACCATATATAGGTTGTAAATATAATTCTACTAATACTAGAAATAAATCATTGGTTGATTTAATGAAACCATTACAATATATGTATATTGTAGTATGGTATCGTTTAGAACTTGCTTTAGCTAGAGATAAAGGTAGAATTATTAATATGGATATTACACAGATTCCTAAATCTATGGGAATTGATGTAAAACAATGGATGCATTATCTATCTGCTTTAGGAGTAAATCTTATTAATCCTTATGAGGAAGGATGGGATATTCCTGGACGTGAAGGAGGTAGACCAGCTGTTTATAACCAAATGTCTGCTCAAGATCTTACAATGTCAGCTGTTATTGCTGATTATATAGGATTACTTGATAAGATAGAGGATATGGCTGGAGAAATATCTGGAGTATCTAGACAAAGACAAGGACAGATTAGTTCTAATGAATTAGTTGGTAATGTTCAAAGAGCTACTATTCAATCTAGTCATATTACAGAACCTCTATTTGAAATGCATAATCATGTTAAAAAAAGAGCGTATACATCTTTATTAAATGTTGCTAAGTATGCATGGTCTACTAATAATAAAAAGAAATTAACTTTTATAGTTGATGATTTTTCTAGAATGTTTTTAGAATTAAATGATGAATTTTTATATTCAGATTTTGATATATTTGTATCTGATTCTAGTAAAGAAAATCAGAATCTTGAAGCTCTTAGAAGTTTAATGCAACCTGCTATTCAAAACGGTGCTACATTATCAGATGTTGTTACTCTTCTTACTAGTGATAGTTTATCTGAAATTAAACGTAAGTTAAAAGAAATAGAAGATAATAGGGCAAAAGCTGAACAAGAGATGCAGAAACAACAAGCACAAATGCAACAACAGCAACAACAATTTGAGTTGCAAGATAAAGCAGAGGAACGTAGAATTAAAGAAGAAGATTCTATTAGAAAAGCTGAGACTGCAATTACAGTTGCTGAAATTCAAGTAGCATCTAAACAACAACCTGAAGGTCCAGATAATATTAATATTGAGACTGATGGAAGTGAAGAAATGAAATTAGAATTACAAAGAGATAAAAATTTAGCAGATGAAAGATATAAACAAGCTATAATTTCTGAGACTGTTAGAAAAAATAAAGTTGATGAACAGTTGAAAAAACAAGAGTTAGAAATTAAAAGAAAGGTGGCAATGAAACGTCCATCTAGTAAATAATAAATAATAAATATAGTATGGCAGATGAAGTAAAAAATCTATTTGGAGGATTTGATGCAGTAATGGATCAACTCATACCATCTGGTGGAAATAGAAATATTGAAGATGATGATCTTCCAGAGGTAAATCCAGAAGATGTTAAAAAAAGCATGGAGTCTCTTGATACCAAGAAAAAGGTTCAGGATGATGATTCCGAGAAAGTTCCTGCTGATAAGAAAATAAAAAAAGAGGAACCTATTATTAAACCCAAAAAAGTAATAGAAGAAACTGAAGAGGAAGAATCTGATGAAGAAATTGAAGAAGAGGAAGTTGAAGAAACTATTACTTCTAAAAAGAAAAAATCAGATATAAAGGAAGAAGAGAGTGAAGAAATAGATCTCGAAGAGAAAGAAATAGTTGAAGCTTTTTCTGATTTATTTGCAGAAGAATTAGGATGGAAATACGAAAAGGATGAAAAACCAACTAATATAAAAGATCTTGTCAAACATATGCAAAGTATTGTTGATGAGGCTTCTCAACCTAGATATGCAAATGATGAAGTTAGGGAATTAGATGAATTTGTTAAAGATGGTGGACGAGTAGCAGATTTTTATAAAACTGTATATCGTTCAGATGTAAATACTGAAGGAATAGATCTTACAAAGGAATATAATCAAAAAGCAGTCATTAAAGAAAATCTTCGTAATCGAGGATACTCTGAACAACGTATAGAAAAGCTTATTAGTAGATATGAAGAGACTGAGTCTTTAGAAGAAGAAGCTAAAGATTCTTTGGAAGAAGTCAAAGAATTTAAAGAAAAAACTAAGAAAGAGCTATTAGAAACTCAGAAAAATCGTCAGGAAACTGAGATTAAGGAGCAACTAAACTTTGTTCGGAACGTAGAGAAAATTGTAAAAGATAAAGAAAATATTAGAGGTATTCCAATCTCAGATAAGCAAAAGAAAGAATTATTAGAGTATATTTTCAAACCTGAAAGAGATGGATCAACTAGATATCAAAAAGATTATTCTGATTCTTTAGAAAATCTTGTTGAATCTGCTTATTTTACAAAGAATAGGAATACTATAGTAAAAGAAATTCAAAGAAAAGCCTCTAGCGATGCTGTTAAAAATCTTAAACTAAAACTTAAAACTCAAGGAAAGAGTACAAAGAATACTCATTCTGATATGGAAGAACAAGGAGAAAGTAAAGTATCACAGCTTTGGGAAATTGCTAGTAAAGAGCTTGTATCTTTTTAAATAATTTAAAATTTAAAATTTAAAATGCAAGATAGTGTATTAAATGATCTTCAACTATTTAAGACCAGATGGTTTTCTGATCTAGTAGATGAGAACATGCTTTCAAACGCGTTAATGACTGAACCTCATAAGGTGTTTACAGTATTGTCTTACATTTTTGGTCGTTATGAGAATAGTTCAATTGACTTCTTAACAAGTGGTATGGGTAAAACTATTATCACTGAAAATCGTCAATATGAATGGCCTGTAATGATTGAAAGTGACAAAGCAATTTCGATTAAACAAGCTAAGTGGCAAGGTGCTACTATAACTTCTGATTTAACTCCTGGTATTAACGGAACTCCTATTCAATTGTGGTTAGGAGAAAAATGGTTTGGTCCTGGTGCCATTCTCGAATTCGATGATAAAGAATTCCAAGTAAGAGTAATGGGTACTCCTTATCAAGATGGTAATGATTATGTTTATACAGTAGTTTGTGCTGATGGACAACCGTCTTCTTTTATACCACCTACATTGTTAGTAGCTGGTGCTCAAGTCAGTAGGTTAGGTTCTGCTTATGAAGAGTATTCAGAAGAAGCAGATATTGTCAATTATCAAGCTCCATTTAAACTTAGAAATCATCTAACAACTATGCGTCTTTCTTATGATATAACTGGATCTGCTGTTGCTTCTGTAATGGTTATTGCAACGCGTGATCCTAAAAGTAAGAAGACTTCATATTTATGGTCAGATTATCAAGAATGGATTGCTTTACGGCAATGGTATCGGAGTCTTGATCGTCAATTAGTTTATTCTAAGTTTAATGCTAACGCTGATGGTACGACTGATTTAATTGGTACAAGCGGACGTCCTGTGTATATTGGTGCTGGTCTATTACAACAGATTGCTCCATCCAATCGTAAGACTTATACTACTCTTACTATTGATATATTAGAAGATTTCTTATTTGATCTTTCCTATAATGTCCTTGGTACTAACGATCGTAAGTTCGTAGCACTAGTTGGTGAAATGGGAATGAAAGAATTAGATAGAGTTCTTAGAGCAAAAGCAACGGGATATCAATTAGTTGATACTCATTTTGTCAGTGGAACTGGTCAGAATCTTACCTTACAAGGTCAGTTTACGACTTATAAAATGCTCAATGGTATTGAATTAACATTGAAACATTTTCCATTATATGACAATATAGTATATAATCGTAAGTTGCATCCTGTAACTGGTAAACCGTTAGAATCCTATCGTTTTACCTTCCTTGATTTTGGTAACCGTGATGGTGAATCCAATGTTATGAAGGTTGTCCGTAAAGGACGTGAAATGGTACAGTGGTATACTGGTGGTTCAGTTGCTCCTGGACAAGGATTTGCTACATCAAAGAATACTCTTCGTTCTAATGCAAAAGATGGATATTCAGTTCATTTCTTGTCAGAACAAGGTATTATGATTAAGGACCCAACTAGTTCCGGTGAGCTCATTTGCGATGCTCAATAGTTAAAATAATTAAGTTAATATGAGATGTGGGATCTTAGTATCCCCTCTCATATTATAATGTTTAACTCTTAATAATTAAATTAATGGAAGTTATATTACGACCCCTACGCAAAAGTTCGTGGGCAGGAGTATACAATTATAAAAATTGTTCTAATTATATTGGAACATATTTAACACGTTCTGGTGCAATCTATACAGGATTAACTGATGAAGATGCCAAACGTTTAGGAGAAAAGATAGGAAAAGGATTACATCCTTCATCTGAGTTCTGGCTTAATTTCTATATTAGAACTTCAAGTAAGGATATATATTTACATTTAGATGATCCTTGGGATGAACTTAGATATTTATTCCTTAAAAGTCATAAAAGAGTAAAAGATGGATTTTCCGATAGAAATCCATATGCTGATTTTGTTTTAATAAATAAAGAGATAGAAGCTACAGAATCTAATAAGATTAATCAAATTAAACGTAAAGCAATGAAAGAGTTTGATAAACTTTCATTGTCAGATATGAGAAAAGTATTGCGTTTATTTGGTCATAAATCTGATAATTTAAGTGCAGATTTAGTTGAAAGTAAGTTATTTGATATTGTAGAAAAAGATCCATCAAAGTTCTTTGAAAAATGGATTGATAATAGTCAAAGAGAAACTGATTATTTGATTCAAGAAGCTGTATCAAAAAATGTTATTAGACGAAACAAATCAGAATATAAATATGGAACTGATGTAATTGGACATAATCTTGAAGATGCTATTTCATACTTAGATTCTCCTCAAAATAGAGATTTAAAAGCTATAATTATAAATGAAGTTAATAGTAAGTAATGACTGTTACTGAAATGCATACAGCCTTTAGGCTACATTTAGATAAATCTACTTCTTTGGTTGGAAGTCCTGACTTCCTTCCAGAGGAGATTGATTTTTGGCTTAATGAAGCACAAGATAGATTTATTAAACAAAGAGTATTTGGAAATAACTATAGACAGGAATCATTTGAACAAGGTCAGAAAAGAATAGATGATATTAGGAATATATTAATTAATTCTACAACTATTGTTTTGACTCAAAGTGGATTAGCAAGTAATGTAAAGGAATGTAATCTTCCAGTTAGTGATGCAACTTCTCCATATATGTTCTATATAAGTTCCTTTTTAAGTGGATCAGGTGCAATTACTATGCAAGTTAAGAATGTAGTTCAATATGAATATATAACTGAGTATCTTAAAGATACTATGAATAATCCATATATACGTAGACCTCTGGTTACATTTTATGGAGATAAAATAGCATTTATACATGGAGATGAATTTATTCCTACTACTTGTAATATAAGATATGTAAAAAGACCTAAGAAATTAGTATTAGGAACTCCTGGAACTTATGAAACTAATACTTGTGAATTAGCATTACATACTCATTCTGAAATAGTTATTATAGCTGTATCGTTAGTAGTAGAAAATACTGAAAGTCTTAGAGTACAAACATTTGAACAACTTAATGCCTCTAAAGTAGAATAATATGACATCTAGAGAAATGCAAATATCATTTGTTACAGAACTAACAAATAATGGTGATTTCATAACACGTAGTAAAGATTCTGGATCTTCACCTATGCCTGGATCGGATATTATATTTTACTGGATAAATAGAGCTATAGATAAATTTATAAAGACTAGATATAGTGGATTGAATATTAAGGGTGAATCATTTGAACAAAGTCAAAAACGTACAAATGATCTTAGAACTATTGTAACAGAATCTACTATTAGTACATCTAGTGCTAGTACTATAAAACCAAATGCTTATCAAGCTACTTTACCTGTTGATTATTTTTTAACAGTTGGAGAAGAAGTAGATATTCAATTTACAAAAAATACTGTATTAACAACTGTTAGAGAAGGAGTTAAACAGACCACATCGGATAGATATAGAGAAGACATAGATAATCCTTTAAGTTCTCACATTTTACATTATTATGAAGCAAGACCTTTAAGGATGTATCAAGGATCAATTGTATTATTAATATCTGATGGAAATTATACTATACCAACTTATTATTTAAGATATATCAAAAATCCAATAACTGTAACTTCTATAGTTGCTTGTGATTTACCATTACAAACCCATTATGAAATTGTAAAATTAGCAGTGGGAATGTATTTGGAAAATACACTTAGTGACAGGTATAGTACTTATTCTAATGAAATTAATACCATGGAATAAGTTAAGAAATACACTCAGGTTCAACGTAGAAACGCCATAGTTTACTATGATAACCAAGAGCGGAGTAGAAGAGCCTGTACATTAATACAATGTACATTCCTTCAATCCACCGAAGTGTATATATGTATTAATAAAATAAAATAAAATAAAATGATTAATAGAGTAAATAAAGTTTTAATAGGGAAAGATATTTCCCGAACTGCTGCACTTACTGCTGCTACTCTTTATACTGGTACAAATGGTCCAGCCGATGGAGAAGTTATAGTTCTTGATAAGAACAAGAAACTTCTTAGTTCGGGTGCGACTACAGCTGATACTGATACCATTTATATAGCAGAAGCTATTGGAGATACTTATACTTATGTTACGGAAGGTACAGGTACTAGTGTTACTGGTGTTAGGAGATTGATTCTTTCTGATCTTATTGTTGGAACTGATGTAATTGGTTATAGAGGTAGAGCTTATTCTGCAATTGTAGAACAAGTTGTAACTGTTACACCTAGTCTTACAGTAGTTGCAGGAACAGAGTATGTTATTCGTATCGTGTTTACAGATACTAGAGAACATCCTGGTCAGGTAACTTCTACTTATAGGGTTATAGCAAATACGACTGCTACTGTAGCAGCTTTGATAGATCAGTTTGTTGCTAAGATTAATGCAGATACTCATAGACGAGTAAATGCAACTGATGGAACTACTTATCTGACACTTACTGCACGTGCTTTACCATATGATACAACTGATAGTGTAAATGCACTTGATGCTTATCAGCAAGTTAATTTTAAAGTATTCTTGACTTCTAACAATTTTACTACTGCTACAACTATAGTTTATACTACTGCTCCTTTCCCAGGAAATGGAACATGGCAGAAAGTACGTGATGCTGAACAAGCTCAGTTAGGTTATAGAGGTGTTCATAGTTTAATTGCATTTCCGTATACTGCTCCTACAATGAGAGTAGTTAAGGATGAAACTTATGATTGCATAGTTATCGAACATAATGTACCTTATCAGTCCCCTGATAATCAGTATGTTAAAAAAGCTCCGGTTACTACTGAAATTTATATTCCTAATACAATTAGTTCTAATCAGATGACTGATGTATTAACTGTATTAAATCCTTGGATGGAATCTGCCGGAGGATTTAGTGCTATTTCTTTCTAATTTAAAAATAATTAACTATGAATAAGTTTAATGTTAAGAGAACTGGTGTTGGTCGTTTAACACTTAGTAATGCAGCTACAACTATTAATACTGGTGTATATATTCCTAAAGGAGCTATTATAACTGGTATTACATGGTGTTCAGGTGATGCTGTAACTATTTCAGCTACGACTTTAGCAACTGGTCAATGGAGATGTGGTACTGTTGCATTATGTGCCACTCTTAACTTAAGTGTTATTGGTGCTGCTTCTGTACCTACTACTACTGCATTAAGTGCTGGTAGATTAGTTGGTGACAATAGTCTAAATAACCAAATCAACTTCATTTGTGGTTCTAGTGTTAGCACTGGAGTAACTGGAAGTTATGATGTCTATGTAGATTATCTCTATGTAGCAGAACATGAATAATGATTTAAAGGGTGGATCTAAAACATCCACCTTTTCTTTTTTAATATTAAATCTAGTCTAATAAACTATGGAATTAAGAATATTAGGTGATAATACACCTGGTCTACATAATAGCGATCTCGGAAAGTCGATTGATCGAGTAGACAAATCAAAAATGTATGAAGATTTATCAACAATTATAATTTGTCCAACTAGAGGTATATTTCCAACAAGGGTTGTTCAATCATGGATGAAGTTATTAAAACCAATGAATCAACTTGTAGCTGGTCCTATTTTTGCAGAAACTATGAAGGTTGATGCAGCCTACAATGCGTTAATAAAATATATTTTAGATAATGATTATCTTAAAACTTTTAGATATATACTAACAATAGAAGAAGATAATTTACCACCAGTAGATGGTTTACTTAAGTTATATGAAAATATGGATAAGTATGATGTTATTGGTGGATTATATTGGTCTAAATCAGTAGACGGTTTTCCAATGATATTCGGAGATCCTGATGGTGATCCTTTAGATTCTAAACCAAGAGTTCCTAAACACGGAGAGTTAGTTCCAGCAAATGCATTAGGAATGGGATTTAATTTATTTAAGTTAGATATGTTTAGACATATTGAAGAACCTTGGTTTCAAACAGAAGAAGGTAGAGATGAAAATGGTGCAGTTAAACAAATGACTCAAGATTTTTATTTTTATAGGAAAGCTGCTAAATTAGGATTTCGGTTTGCATGTGATTGTAGAGTTCTTGTGGCTCATTTGGATGTCAAAAATGATATATTATACTAGGACAATGGAACAAATTTTTAAGGAATATCAAGAGAAATATGGTAGGATTTGTATAGATCTTGCTTGTGGGAATAGTAAAAAAGATGGATATTTAGGAGTAGATAAAGTAGAAACAAGTAGTACAGATTATATATTTGATTTACAAACATATCCTTGGCCAATAGAAGATAATAGTATTGATGAAATTCATTGTTCTCATTATGTAGAACATATACCTCACGATATTAAAAATCCTAATGATGATAGAGATGGGTTTATTCAATTTTTTGATGAAGTATATAGAATACTCAAAGTAGGTGGTAAGGCTACAATTATAACTCCATATTATACATCAATAAGAGCAATCCAAGATCCTACTCATTGTCGTTCGATTAGTGAAGCTACCTATTCTTACATCAATAAAGAATGGAGAGAAAAAGTTAATATGTCTCATTATGGAATGAAGTGTGATTTTGATATTAGATATTCATTTTATGTAACTAACGAATTAATATTAAAATCAGAAGAAATTAGAAATCATGCATTCAAATATGATTGGAATACAGTTGATGATATTATAGCTGAAATTATAAAAAGATAATAAAATACAAAATGAGTGGTAAAATTATTTATGGTGGTAGTACTCCTATAATAAATAAAGATATAATAATATAAAAATATAGAATATGGCATTAACATTAGATTTATCTACTATAGAACAAAATGATGGCAAATTAATAACTTTTACAGATACATCAACTGGTTGGGGAACTGGTGGAGATCCAAGTTATACTATTATAGAAGCATATACTACTCAAACATATGCTTTAACATTAGATATAACTATAAATACTCCTACTGGAATAACTGTATATGATACTATAGATTTATACGGAAAAGGATTAGCTACTCCTTTTACTGTTCAATCTGATTTAGTATTTGCATTAGATGCTAGTATGATATTTGATAGTGCAGTAGCTCTAGGAACATCTGCTACTCTATTACCAGATGGTATATGGGATATAGTTTACAAAGTACAACATTATACAGGTTCTGCTTGGACTACTATTACTAGCAAAATTGAATCATTATTAGTATATGGGCAGGTAAAGAAAGATGTATATGATAAATTAAGATTAGTTCCCAGGTGGACAGAATCGGATGTCAATAAATATAGAGATATTCAAGAGGCTGGTTACTATTATACTTATTTACAATCTATAGAAAAAAGTGCATTTATAGCACGAAAAGAAGAGTTGTTACAAATGTTAGAAACACTACAAAGACTACTCATTAATGGAAGTAATTACCCTTGGTAATCCTTTTTTGGAGGATTATGGAACACTAACACCAATAGTTGTTCCTTCATATGAAGCTGAAGAAGCTGTTATTGAGTTAACTACTGGATACAATCCATATATTATAAATGGATCTGGTGGTGATTCATATTGGACTAAATCAACAGTTACTACTTTAAATCCTATCTTAACTACTGATAAAGTAGTTATCGGTGGGGTTTCTTTTTGAGGTACTGAAGTATTTAGAGTAGT